CAGTTTCTCGGCGTCGGTCAATTCTGTCATCACAATCTCCTAGGTCTGATAGTAGACGCCCTGGAAGCGGGCGTTTCTGGCCGACGCGGCGACCACGTCGTCGGTCCCGCTCATGGCGAGTTGCAGGTGGAAGCGACGGTTGCCTCTGTTGCTGACGTGCCCCTCGATCAGGGTGTAGGGCTGGCCCATGGGAGCGTTGGCAATGCCGCCTGCTCCAGCGACATAGCCGTTGGACACTACCCGCTGATCGCCGCCATCCAGGTTTGTGCTGATCACTCGCCAGTTCAGGCCGTAGACAGGCGCCTCCGAGGGCGGAGATTTAGGCGTCAAGGTCGCCTGCCAGTCAGCCCGCAACAGGAACGACCCGCTGGTGTAGACATACTTGCTCGCCACCGTGGCGACGGTTGTCCATCCGGCGGAAAGGCCGATGAGCGACGCGCTCGGCGGGCCTGAGTCAAAAGGGCCGTTGGACGTCTTACCCCCGAAGAAGCCGTCCGTAGCCGAGATGCCCAGAATGCCGTTGTCCACGGTCTCGGAGCCGTAACCGACCGTCGTGGGACCAGACCAAAGCAGCAGGTCGCCAGCCACCCCGAAGCCCGGCCCGATCGTCGCTCGGCGCCCGTCCTTGACCACGCTGGCGGGCTCCGAGAAACGCACGCGGCCGTCTTCGGCTTCCATCGCAACCAGGGGATCGCCACCAGGCACGGTGTTGAGCAAAGCGACGACCGGCGCTGCAATGGCTGCATACCCGCCGCTCGTGGACGAGACGAACTCATAATAGGCGGGCGCCGCTCCGCTAGCCTCAGCGATCTTGCGGAAGCTCGCCAGCGCCTGCTGGTTCTCTAGATCGATGATGGCGAGGGACTGCTCGGTGACGGAGGCGTAAAGCTGCGCCTGGCTGGCCTCTGCCGAGTAGCGCGTTGCAGGCAGCCCTCCGAGTTCCAGCTTGCCTTGTCGGATCGACCAATAGTTGATCGCGCTGATCGGGTCAGCCACCACACCCTTGATAACTACGCGGTCGCAGTTTTGGGGCGTCGTGAAGGAGATCGCGTAAGCTTGCCGACGCGCATCGCTGCCGTCGAAATCATGGGTGCCTTTGAGCTGCCCTTGAACTGTAGTCGGGATTGCGCCTAGCGGTGTCGATCCACTGAACCCGTCAACGGCAAAGAATGACTCAACCGGCTCGTTGGGGTCGGCCATGAAGAGCGCCATATCCGCCGAAAAGACGTATTGCCGGGACGGAAAGACCTCTGTTGCGGGCCACGTCATGACCTGCGTTCCGCCGCCTCCAGGAATGAACCGCACGCTGCGGCCCCAGGCGTCATCTACAACGACTGACGCGCCGCCCCAGCCAATACCCGCGAGCCCTTTTTCGAAGCCGCCGTTGATCTGGATATTGGCTCGCCCCGCGAGTTTGGCCGTCACCTGGCTCACGGATTCCGCCCGTGCTGTCACCTCATTGGCCAGGGCGTTTTCGAGATCGATGATGTCGGCTTCGGTATTGGTCGTCCGCGCCGCGACGCCACTGATGGCCAGCGCGTTCGCCTCGTCGCCGTCGATGCGGGCTTGGTTCACGCCAGCAATGCGGGCGCTGAGGGTCGCTTCTCCGTTCCGCGCCGCGGCGATCTCGGCCCCCTGGGCGTCCAGTTGGGTGCGAGCGTCGGCCAGCAGCTCCGACACGTCGAAGATGTCGCCGAAGGCCGCCTCGATGTCGTTCCTGATGCTGACGATGGTCGGGGCGGTCGGAGACGGGTCCAACAGCGGCGCCGTGTAGGGGCCGTAGACGTAGCGTTCGGAGTAGTTCTGGTTCCGCTGGTACTGGACGGCGATGTAATAGGTCGCGCCGGGCTGGAGGCCGTTGATCGGGATCGTCGTGACCGTCGGAGGGCCTTGATAGGCCTGCTTCCACGGTCCCGTTTCAGTCGGTCCGTATTCGACGATAATCGCCGTCGCCGTCTCATTGGAGACGATCCCGCCGAGGTCGAAGCCGGGGAGCTGGCCGCCACCCGGCGCGGGCGGGCGCGGGGTGATCGTCCAGTCGCCGGGGAGCGGGGGCGACACGTGCGTGGGGTCGACCGGCGTTAAGGCAGGTGGCGGAGGCGGATTGGGCGTCTGCCCGAATGCGTAGGGATACTTGGCGTCCGTCTCCGACACGAAGGTCACCGTGTGGACGCCGGTGTTCGCGTCGTAGCTGGTCTCCAGGCAGAGACACTTCAGGCCGTCTAGCACGAACTCAGGCTCGGTGATCGTGAAGGCCGATCCTGGGCCGATCCCTTGCATGTAGGACTTGAGCGGGATGCGCCCTGAAATGCCCTCCCGAGTATGGGCGACCCCCAGGCAGATGAGTTCGGCCGCCTGCTTGGCCTTATCAACGTAGCTATAGGTGACAGGCACTGACCGCTTACGGCCGCCATCCTCCGTCACCCATTGGGACGAAGAGACTTCCGGCAGGGCCGTCATCTTCCATCCGTCGGCCTCTGACAGATAGGTCGCCACGCCGGTGTTCTTACGGTCGAGGTAGCTGGCGCTGGTGTCGAGTTCGATAGGCCCGGCCGTGTCGGCCGCCGTGATGGTCGCTACGCTGACGCGCGGAGCCGCACGGTGGATGCACGACGCCTTGCCCGCGCGCTCGATGTAATAGGCCCCGCCCGCCTGCAGGAAGGCGTCCAGCACCTGCGCCTTGTCATCATCGGTCGAGGGCCAAGCGGCGCAGGTCCAGCCGTGCGTGTCCGCAATATTGGCCGCTTCGGTGAAGGCGGCGACGTCGATATTCTCCCAGCGGGTGCCGATGCCTCCGACCTGATAGTCGACCTGAGGGGCGCCTTTACCGTTCGGACCCTCCCAGAGGCCGAGCAGCCACTTCACCGACCACAAGATCGGGTTCGCGCTATAGGCCCAGGTGGACGGGTCATTCAGACGCTGGGGGCCGGCGCCGCCCGGATAGGTGCTGTCGCGTCGCCAGTCATATCCAGGTCGCGGGCGCGGCGGTCGGGGCGGTCGGCCACGATCTCGGCGTGGAAGCGGCCCTTGATCTCGGCGCGGGCCGTCATGGGGATGGCGGCGGCCACGGCCCTGAGCCAAGCCACATACTCCCGGCTCTTGATCGGGGACTTGAGGCCAGGGACGGAACGCCACAGGCGGTTCGCCGAGGGCGGATAAGGCAGGGTCAGCTCGATCATGCCCGCGCCTCGTCATAGGCCCGCTCTGCGGCGAGGCGGCGACGGTTGGAGGCTTCCAGCGAGCGCAGTGCAGCGCCGATCCGGCGTGTATCCTCACGGCGGCGAGCGGCCCGGCTTTCAGTGAGCGCGGCGGCGTAGGCTTCATTCGCCGCATCCAGCTCGGCTTGAGCCTTGGCTTTCGGAGAGCGAAAGAGAGACAGGACGTGGATGCGCATCACGACGGCCTCCGCAGGATTTCAAGGCTGCGCGCGCGGTAGGGCAAGCTGCGCACGTATCCGCGCTCAGTGAGCTTCGCGACGAGGCGGTGGACGCCGCTTTTGCTGGGGAGGCCCATAGCCTCCTTGATCTCATCAAGCGTCGGAGGAACGCCGTCGTCCGTCAGATCATCGATGACGCGCAGGCACTCGCGCATTTTGTGGGTCAGTCCGGCCATCACGCAGCCCCCTTCATCGGGGTGACGTTGTCCGCGATGGCCTGAACGTCGCGGGCCTCGGCCATGAACTTCGCCACGGCGTCGTCAAAGGCAGCCTTGGCCTTGGGGCATCCCGTCGCCAGCTTCACCGCCAGCGGCAGAAGCGCGGCAGCCGCCTGCACCGCCTCATGCGTTTCTGCGAGGGCGCAGTCGCTCGGGGCGGTGGGCCGCTCCGCTGCGATGGCGCCGCTGTAGATCGCCTGACCGCAGTAGGCTTCCAGATCGGCCATCACGTCGGCCGGCATGAAGGCGGTGATGTGCGGGTTCTGGTAATCCGACAGGGCGGACTTGCCGACGCGGCACTCGCGGACGGCTTCGTCCAGACCCCCGCAGGCGTCGATCAACTGGCGCGCAAGGCGGGCGTGGTGGCGACTGTTCATCGCGACGTTCTCCGGTTGTTCTGGTTGGTTGTCCGCGTGACGCTCGCCCGCCGAACGGCGAAGGTGGCCCCATGGAAGGACAGAGAGAGGCCGCGACGGGCGGCGTGGTGATCTGGGTAGATTTTCAGGCGCGGGTGGCGAGCTACGAACCGCTGTCCGCGCCCGCTATCGACTGGATGGCGATGGCCCGAGGCGCCGAGGCGAGCGCCCTGACGGCCAAGACCCGCAAACAGCGAGACGCGCTCATGCGCTGCGCCCTGCAGTTCAGGGCCAAGGCTCGGAGTGTCTGAGGTGGCGCACTCACGGCGAGCGGACCGGGGGGTTGCCCGCTCGCCGTGGCGCTCTACGGTGAAGCTGTCACACAGCACCGGAGAACTGCAATGGGAGCGCTGGATTGGCTGAGCGCGAACTGGATCGCCGCCGCTGGCGCCATCGCCTCGATCACCACGGCCGCGCTTTTGGTGTTCGAAAGAATGGCTGCCGACTTTCCGATCGACATTCGCGCCGAAGCATCGGTCAGCAAAGCGCAACCCGAAACCGTCTTGGTGCGGATACTGGTTGCTCGCGACACCTACGGCCCCATCACCGTGGAGAGCGTGACAATCCCCGGCTGGCGCCTGCACGCAGTCCAGCGCGAAAGCGACGGACAGGGCGGGTTCATTCCAATAGGCGCGCAGGACAAGGGCGTTCGTCGCTTCTTCCTCAACACGCGGGTTGGCAGTCCGGCGGGCGGTCAAGGCTCAGTCGCCTTGCTCGAACTGGCCGCGCGGCGACGCTCTGCGTCAAAGGCTATGCCGGTGATGATGGAAGTGCAGGCGCGCGTTTCCTCCAGCTTGTTCAGGAGGCGACGCAAGACCGCGAAGATGAGAACCAACATCACGTGCTGACCAAGCAGCAGGCAAATGATCCACGGCAGAACGGTGTCTATGTCTGAGCCTGTCATGGGGTTAGGCTCCGCGCTTCCGCAGGGCGGTATCAATCGCCCTGAGGGATTTGAGGCTGGGCTCCGTTCGGCCTGCGCTCCACCTCCACCAAGTGGTCTGCGAAAGTCCCGTCTCGTGGAGGATTTCACGAACTGGCACCGAGCCTTGTCGGGCGCGGACCATCAGTTCGTTGAACTCGGGCGCGGGCGCGCTCTTCGGCGTCTTCTCCAGGCGCTGGTCGGAGCCGCAATCTTGCTGCTGAAGAGCGAGCATCTCCTCCCGGACGATCCGGCGGATTTGCGTCTCGATCATCGCGGAGAGGTGGTGAATGTCTGAGCCTGTCATGGCGTCAGGCTCGCTTCTTCGTGCTGAACTCGGGGAAGAAGTCCTGGGGACCGACCTTGACGCCCATTGCGGGCGCGACCTCGAGGATGCGTCGCATCTGGACGTGAGTGAGCGCATTGCTGCGCCGCTTCTCGCTGATGGTATGAGGGCGAACCCCCGCAGCCTCCGCCAAGCGGGTTTGGGTGCGGAAGCGCTCGGGCGCGGTCAGGTGGTCGATGACGTTATCGGACATGTCCCGATAATATCGGATGCAGCGATAATCGCAAGGTCCGATTTATCGGACGCCTACCGATACCGTATCGGCCATACAAGGCCCATGGATACTATCGGCGAACGGGTAAAGGCGGCCCGCAAAGAGCGCGGCCTGACGCAGGGCGACCTCGGCAAGGCGCTCGGTGTCGTGCAGTCGGTCATCTCCGACATCGAGAACGGAAAGCTAAAGAGCTGGCCCACGCACCGAAATGCCATTCGGCGGATCCTCGGAAAGCCGCTGTCCTATTTCGAGCCTGAGGAAGCCGACCTTCCGCCCGAAACTGACGTAAACGCCGACTTATCTAACGTCGTCATGCTTCCAGAATATGATGTGCGCTTGTCAGCCGGGGACGGCTTTTATGTTGGAGCGGAGACCACCAAGCGTGAGTGGCCTTATCCGCGCTTCCTGGTTGTGGATCAGCTCGGCATGTCGCCCGGCAATGCCACCGTTCAGGAGGTGATTGGCGACAGCATGGAGCCCACGCTTTCGAGCGGCGATTTCGTGCTGATCGACATGAACGACTCCCGGATCGGCCTACCCGGCATCTTCGCCGTCTGGGATGGCGACGCCCTCGTCTGCAAGCGGGTTGAGCGTATCCCTGGCAGCGAGCCCCGGCAGGTCCGCATCAAGTCCGACAACCCGCTACACGGCGAGTATCAAGTGCCCGAAGAGCAGGTGCGGATAGTCGGGCGCATCCGCTGGATCACGCGTCGAGCCTAACGCGAGACTGATGAGCGCCTAAGACCTAATCTAGCAGGCTGGGCGGTTGCGCAATCCGCCGATGCTCGTTGACCTTCAGGATCGTGTAGTCCGTAGCCAGCTTACCGCCTGCGTCTCGGCTAGTGGTGCGCACGGTGCAGATAAGAATGTCACCCTTGGCGAACGCGATTTCGCTTCTCTGAACCTGGGCGATGAAGTCTTCATCTGCAACGGTAACCGAAATGGGCGCGCCCTTACCGGTCGAAAGTCGCCACTTGTTCCCGGGCTGGAACGACAGAGAGACGATGGAAAAGACCATTGGCGCCGTCGTTTCCAAAATCTCGTCGCCGGTGTGAACGACCGCTTTGAAGGAATCGAGGTCGCTTTCGGAGACGGTGATTGTCTCGCGGGGAAGCTTAAATGCGACCGTGTCGATCCCGTCCTTCTCTAGCGGCTCTACGACCTTTTCGAGAGCTGCGCGCGCGGGCGGATCCAGGGCCACGCGCGCCTCTGCTTCTGGAACTTCAATTTCGGTCCCGTCTTCTAGCTCGATCACGGTGTACCCGGGGCGCGTCGGACGCAAGCGACGCACATGGCGCCCCTTGATCCAGGCTATCAGGCTGATTGATCCCCCTGCTACCCCGAGCAAATTGGCTATGGCGGTGGCGGTCTTCCCTGCCATCAGATCGATGACCTGCGAGACAAAGGTGCCGCTGACGTCCAGCACAATTTGGAAACAGCCAGTTTCGAGGGCTTTGGCGCGAACGACGACCTCGAAATCCTCGCCCTGAGAAAGACGCGCGGCTGACTTCATGAATTGCGACAGAGCGACGAGTGCCGGGGCTAGGTCGGCCACGTCCATCGTGTGATCCGCCAGTGACGGACCATCATAGGTCAGCGTGAAGGTTGTTTCGCTCATACGGCCGAACATAGTTCGCAAGGGATTAACCCACTCCTACGTCAGAAACGGGGCTGCGGCGAACCCATGAATGACCCGCTGATGTGTGGGCCCCGACGGCGCACGATAGCTCATTATCGGATTTAAGCCGATATTATCGCATTTACCGATTGACTTATATCGGACTGACCGATATTTATCCCTCATCAACGAGGGAGGCCGCCGTGGCCAACGCCATCAACCAGAAAGAAGCCGAGCGCATCGCCTACATCGCCGCCGAGCGCGCTGAGCGCCTCGCCGAGTGCGAAGAGCGCGCCGCCCGCCAGAAGACCCGCGCCTATGCCGCCGAGTGGTCCGAGCCCGGCCCCGATCCCTTGTCGCCTGACAAGCACGCTGCCCTGAACGGCGCCCTCGCACAGATCGAACGGGCTTTCGGCAAGCGGGCCGTCGTCCCTGCCTCTCGGATGGAGGCGGCGTGATGGAAGACCGCTTCCTCTTCATCCCCTGCGAAACCGAAGCCGACCTGATCGTCGTGTGGGATCGCATCGAAAAGTGCGTGATCGATGTGCTCGACCAGAGCGATGCCAGCCACCCCCGACAGGGTGCCTATGACGACATGGGGGCGCTGTTCTGATGGCTCACACCGACTTCACCGCCCGCAACGGCTCCGTCATCGACACCTGGGGCGTGGCCTACACGCCCGCCGAGGCTGAGACCCGCGCCGCCGTCATCGCCTCTGTCGCCCTCGATCCTGCCTACGACGAGGACTTCGCAGAGGCCTGCATCACCCGCCTTGGCGAGCTGATCCGCGCATCCCGCCAAGCTCAATCGCAACAACTGGAGGCCGTGTCGTGACCGACTTCTACACCGCTGGAACCCCTGTCTATCAGGCCGCCAAGAAGACCGACCACTCGCGGGGACAGGGCTGGGATTTCCGGCCCTCCCTGCCGCAGCGCACGGTCGGCTGGTGGATCGGCAATGCCGCCTCGGCCTCGGCTTGCACCCTGTTCGTGGCCGTCATCGCTGCTCTGCTGTGGAGCGCGTCGTGACCCTTCAACCCCTTTCCTCCGCAGCCAGAGCCGGGGCGGGTTCGTCCGCCGCAAGGTCCGCCAACAACGGCGCCCCGGATGCGGAAGTCATCAACGGCGAGATCGTGATGTGGATGGACGGCCGTCGCCGCTCCGTCCGCCCCTACACCGCCTGGTCGGAATGGCTGTGGCTGCACGACAGCCCGGTCCCTGAAACCCGCGAGCGCGCCAAGACCATCCGCGCCGCTCTGGATCAGATCGGATACCTGCAATGAGCTTCACCCCCGAACAGAACGCCTCGCTGTCGGCCCCGCTGGATCGCAGCGTTGTGGCCGAGCGCGAACAGGGTGGCAAGAAGCTGTCCTACATCGAGGCGTGGCATGCCATCGCCGAGGCCAACCGCATCTTCGGCTTCGACGGCTGGAACCGCGAGACGGTCGAGCTTCGTCAGTTGGGCGTCCCTCGCGAAGTGAACGGAAAGATGCGCGTTGGCTATTCGGCCCGCGTCCGCATCACCGTCATGACCCCAACCGGCTCGCTGATCGTTCGCGAGGGCTGCGGCTTCGGCTCCGGCATCGACCGGGACGAGGACCAGGCCCACGAAAGAGCGCTCAAGGAAGCCGAGAGCGACGCCATGAAGCGGGCGCTGATGACCTTCGGCAACCCGTTCGGTCTGGCGCTTTACGACAAGACCCAAGCCAACGTCGCCGTAGTCGAGCCTGCCGCCGTCACCGCCGCGAAAGCCGCTATCGACCTGTGCCGCTCGGAAGAAGAGCTGACGCAGTGGTCGGCTGACAACAAGGCCGCGCTCGACAGCATGTCGAACGACGACCGGACCGCCGTTCGCAAGGCCTACGGCGCCCGACTGGCCCAGGTCCGCACCAACACCCCCTTTGACCAACAGAAAGCAGCCTGACCATGAAGGCCATCACCATTGCAGGTCGCCTGACCAAGGACGCCGATCTGCGCACTACGACCGGCGGCGATCAGGTCTGCGGCTTCTCCGTCGCCGTGGACGACCGCTCCGGCCGCGAGAAGACCACCATGTTCTTCGACTGCTCCCTGTGGGGCAAGCGCGGGGAGGCTTTGGGCCAGCACCTGACCAAGGGGACATCTGTCACCGTGTCAGGCGACCTCGGGAAGCGGGAGCATGACGGCAAGACCTACCTGACCGTGCGCGTAAACGACGTGACCCTGCAGGGCGGCAAGCCCCAGGGCGATGCGGCCCAGTCCCGATCCAGCCGCGAGCCCGACCCGTCCTTTGACGACTCCATTCCTTTCTGAGGCGCTGAGACATGTTCATTACTGCAATCAATATCGCGCGCGAAGGCTACTACGGCTTTGGCAAACAGGATCCGACCAAGCCGCTGCGCGCCAGCGTCGCGGTTGAAGGTCAGCACGGCAAGGTCGAGCTTAACCTGTCGCCTGAAGCGTCGGATCGCATGGTCGCGCTGATCGCTGACGAGATCGTTGCCGCGACGCAGGCCACGGCATCGCTGATGACCTCGAACGTGCTGGCGGCTGTCACGCCTCCAGCGTTGGAGGGCTGAGACATGACCGGCGAACCCATCCACCTGTCCAACGAGCCGTCGCCCTTCGACGCCGTGCGGATCAATATCGAAGACCTGTTCGACCAGGCCAAGGGCTTCTTGGATGGCGAGCC